CAGCCATCTTGATGTCGTCCTTCGCCATGTCCATGGGCATGACCTTGCATGACGCAATCAGCTTGCTCATGCTGGTGCACAAGCAGACTATGGTTATGGAGCGCGAGGGATGAAAGTCACCAACCACTACGGTCTGCCAGAGACCATCACGAACGTGCTGGCCCGCCCCCAGTACTCCAAGGGTAAGGCCAACCTGTCCGTCACCGAGTTGATGAGCAGCCCTCGCATCGTCCAGCTCAAGCGCAAGCATTGGGAGGACCTGACTGAGGACGCAAGCGACATGGTGTGGAGCCTGTTCGGCACCGCTGTGCACAACATCTTGGAGCACGGCAAGGACGAGCACCACATCGTTGAGGAGCGCATGTTCACCGTGGTCAATGGCTTCACCATCTCGGGTGCCATCGACCTGCAGGAAGTCTACGAAGACGGCACGGTGCTGAGCGACTACAAGACAACCAGCGCGTACGCAGTGGTGAACCAGAAGATCGACTGGGAGTACCAGTTGAACTGCTACGCATACCTGCTGCACAAAGCCAAGGGCGTGACGGTCAAGAAAATCCAGATCGTTGCCATCGTCCGTGACTGGGCACGCCGCGAAGCATCACGCGAGGGCTACCCCAAGGCACCCATTACGGTGATCGACATCCCACTGTGGCCGGTGGAGCGCCAAGAGGCCTACATCAAGCAGCGCATCCACCTGCACGAGTCCGCCTTCTTCGACATCGAAGTGGGCAGCGATGTCGCACAGTGCACATCAGACGAGATGTGGGAGCGCCCAACTTTTTATGCCCTCAAGAAAGAGGGAAACATCAGAGCCACGAGCGTTCACGAGACGCCGGAGGCAGCAGATCAATCTCTTGCATTGGCAACCGGAAAGGCCAAGAAGGGTGAGAAGTTCATCGTGGAAATCCGTCCCGGTGATCGAGTCCGTTGCAGCAACTTCTGCCAAGTGGCGGAGTTCTGCGATCAACACAAAGCGTATCTTTCAACCAAGGAGAAAGTAAATGAGTGAAAACAGAGAACTGAGTTACGGCGAAAAAGCCGTGGGCCTGACATTCAACCCAAGCAATGACGATGCAGTTGCTCAGTGCAAAGCCGAGTTTGCCAAAGTCATCGACCGCATGAATGAACTGCGCCAAGCAGTCAACACCAATCCCGAGATCGCACGCATGTGCAGCATCGCAATCACCGAAGCACAGACCGCACAGATGTGGGCTGTCAAAGCAATCACTTGGAAATTTTAAGGAGCATCATCATGGCAGCATCAACCCGCATCTACATCGTCACCAGCACTGACGGCGCAACACGTTTGGTCAAGGCGACAGTGGCATCACAAGCCATCACGCACGTAGCCAAGAACGCATTCACGGCCCGCGTCGCATCGCAAGATGATCTGGTCCAAGCATTGGGCAACGGCGTCAAGGTCGAGGCCTATGGCGAGACAGCTCAAAGCGAGCTGGATGTCTGAGGCAAATCATGGCCCTCACAGTAACGGCAAACTCGTTCACACATGAAAACATGATGGTCAACACGACCACCTCAAGCCACTCGTATGAGCGAGAGATGTACGAGCGAAACATGCAATACCGCCGACAAGAAGAAGAGCATCGCCGCATGCAAGCTTGGGCGATAACCTCTGCCGGTCATCAGCCAACCATCGAGGTGCCAAAGTCCGACCCCAATGATCCACTGGCCTTTCTTAAAAAGGCAGACAACAAACTTTTACTCACTGGAGAAACATCATGAAACTCAAACCATTCGCAGAAATCATCGCCCTGTCCAAAGAGAAGCTGGCCGAGTCGCTGGCACCCATCCGCGCACGCAAGATGAAGAGCCAAGCCGAGCTGGAAATGGCCAAGCTGGACGACGAGCTGGTGCGCCTTGAGGCAGACATCCAAGAGCAGTGCTCCAAGGAGGACATCAACTTCCCCGCCCTGCTGGACAAGCTGGACAAGGTTGCGCTGCTTGAGCGCCGCAGGGATCAGTACGAAAACGTAATGTCTCAGCTTTTCCCAGCTAAGCAGCAATAAAAGGAGCACCCCATGGGCTGGATAATTACCGCAGTCGTCTGTATGGCTGCATGGTTCAATCACATCTTCACTTGCTTTAGCGAGGGCCTGTGGGGCTTCCTTCTGGCGGGTGCAATCATGTTCCCAATCGGCATTCTCCATGGCATGTGGCTGTGGTTTAAATAAGGAGACAGAGATGAGTGCAGACATCATGAAACAAATCGACTTGCTCGTTGAGTCGAAGACCTTTAACTTGGACGCCCTTGAAGGCATCAAGCAGATCAAGGACAGCCTTAAGGACACGTTGAGCAGCCTTCAAAGACTGCAAGACAAAGAGCTTGTTTACATCCGAGATTTGTCGCTTGAGGAGTCCAAGAACTCAGAGCATGCGGCAGAGATTACCGACCTCAAAAAGCAAATTGCAGAAATGCGCAGCGCCGCAGAAGATGGCAAGGCCGCACGCTTTGAGTCCGACAAACACAAAGCTGTAGCCGATACTTGGCAAAGCGCCATGGCGATGGTGTTCAAGCCGAGCGCTGTGCGAGAAACCATCCAGCGAAACCACTCCGTTATGGTGTCAACCCCGAACGGCGGTAGCTATCCGCAAAGTGTCGCCAACCAAGACCACATCGTGCGGGAGGACGCATGAAAGTCAAAGACCTCTTCCAGACATTCGACATCAACCCGATCAGCGCAGACCCAATGCACGGGCCAATCACAGATGAGCTGCTCCAGTACATGCAGCAACGCAACGAAGAAAAGCGCCAGAAGTCCATCGAGTTGCTCGGTGACAGATGGCTGCTCCACCCCAAAAACCAACAGCAGAAAGAAGTAAATGTCCGTTCATAAAAAACTCATGGAGGCCCGCATTGAATTGCAGGGCACCCAGCTCAAGAAGTCAGGCCTCAACAAGTTCGCAGGCTACAGCTACTTTGAGCTTGGAGACTTTCTCCCAACCATCCAAGCCATCTTCAACCGGCTGGGTTTGTGCGGCGTGGTGTCCTATAGCATCGAGTACGCCACACTGACCATCACCGACACCGAAGACGGAACAGTGATCGTGATCACAAGCCCCATGGCCGAGGCCAACCTGAAGGGCACCCACCCCATCCAGAACCTTGGCGCGGTGGAGACGTACAGCCGCCGATACCTGTGGATGACCGCCATGGAGATCGTCGAGCACGATGTCCTTGACGCCAGCACAGGCTACGAGGAAACGGCCAAGCCCAAGGCAGCGCCTGCAAAGACAGCAGCCAAGGCATCGCCCCCTCCGGCCAAGATCGAGGGCAAGGAAGGCCCATGGCAACTGAAGGTTTCGATTGAGCCAGAAGGTTCATTCGCAGACTGGGCCAGCATCGTGATGGACGCCACCAAGCTGGGTCTGGAGCAGGCGGCAAGCGAGACTGATGTGATGGCCCTGTTCAGAGTCAACAAGAACATCTTCGACCGCATGAAGGCGGAGCCGGACAGCTCTTCTTACGAGGTCCTCATGGAAGAATTTAAAACAGCACGCAACAAATTTAAGGGGCAAGCATGAACAACATCACCATCGCAGGCGGCTTGGGCCGTGACGCCGAGCTCAAGTACCTGAACAACGGCGACCCCATCTGCAACTTCTCTGTGGCCGACAGCCAAGGTCGGGACAAGGGCACCATCTGGTGGAACTGCACCCTGTTTGGTAAGCGCGGTGAAGCGCTGGCGCAGTACCTCACCAAGGGTCAATCTGTCACCGTGGTCGGCACCATCACCGAGCGCGAGTGGCAGGACAAGGAAGGTGCTAAGCGCAAGTCCATGGATGTGCGCGTGAGCGAGATCGCACTGCAGGGTGGCCGTAAGGATGCCGAGCCGCAGGAAGAGCGCCGCACAGCAACCAAGCCAGCGCCGGTTGAAATGGACGACAGTGATTTGCCTTTCTGACCATGAAAACGCTGCAATACGAGGCTGTCAAGATCGCGATGAAGCAGGATAAGACCGGCATCATCCTGACCTTGAACATCCACCCAGACGACCTGCCAACGGAGCTCATGCGTGACTTCGTTGGCGCAAGATACCAAGTGGTTATGGTGAGACTGAACGGCGACGATAAGCCAATGAACAGGGATGCGGAATACCACCGCGACCCGGTTCGCACCGCAGGCATTCTGTGCCGCGATAAACAGTTCGCGCAGTACCTTCACAGCAAAGAACAAATCTTTGAAGTGAAGGAAGCTGACGTGATCGAGTGGCTCAAGGGTGAGCTGGATATCGAGTCACGAACCGAGCTGAAAGAAGATCAACAAAAGGCCAAGAGGTTCTGGGCCATCAACGAGGAATTCCAATCATGGAAGCAAAGCGCTTAATCCCATACTCGGTGCACCTGCCAGAGGATGTGTACCTCAAGCTCAAGGAGGCCGCAGGTAACCGCAAGGCATCGGCCCTTGTGCGTGACGCCATCACCTTGATTGTCGAGGGCGACGACGAGTTCAATGGCGGCTACAACAAAGGCGTGCGTGACTGCATCCGCCACATCCACGGCGTGGAACTGTGCAAGGCCATCAGCTACTACGGAGACCCACTGGCCAAGATTCTTGCGGATGATCTGGACGATCTGATCGTCAACCAGAACGTGAAGGGGCGCGGCAATGGCAAGAAAAAAACTTGAGGGCATCGCAGCAGTTGTAGCCAAGCGGGACCCTGTGTCGATCCAAGAGTTGACCATGCAGGACTTCTTTGCGGCGTTCGCGCTGCAGGGACTGCTGGCCTACTACGGCGACCGGTCCGTCATTGAGAGCGACGACGGCCTCACCAGCGTCCACGCAGCAGCTATGGACCACGCAGACGAGATGCTTCAAAGGAGAGCGACATGAGCAACACAAACACAGGTGGGCCAGCGTTTCCAGAGATTCGCATTCATGGAGGCGATAACTACAACGCTCCGACCAAGGTCTACTACGGCGGCATGACCCTGCGCGACTACTTTGCAGCCAAGGCGATGCAAGCGTTGATTATTGCCAATGGGCCAGCGCCACAAGGTGGGTGGCCGACATATGCAGAACGCACCGCATATCTTGTGGCAGACGCCATGCTGAAAGCGAGGCAAGCATGAGCACCACCAAACGCCTGACAAAAGCATTTTCTGATGCCATTCCACTGGGGCCACACCCTAGGCCACACTCCGAGTGGGTTTCAGTGCGACTCGACTTTGTGCAGGAGGTCATCGACCACCTTGAATGGCTTGAAAAAGGCAACGCCGAATGGCGGGATATTGCGGTTTCTCGCACCAAGCAGTTCGCGGCCATTCAAGCAACAGCCCGTATAGCCATTACGCACCTGCAAGCGATACTCAACGGAGCAAGAACACACACTGACCAGCAGGCCGCAGATACGGCGGCTCGCGATTGGTTAATAAGCATCGGGAGTGAATTAACATGATTGAACTGGACGACTGGGCGGCGCACATGATGCGTGCCGAGATTCAACTCAAGGCCATTGAGAAGAAGCTGCTCCGCAAGGACTATCAAAACATCCAAGCGCACGCCGCAGCAGCCAAGCACAACATCGACAAGATGCTCGCGTGGGTGGCCCGCCAAGGCTCCAGCAAGGGCGTGGACGTGGTTGAAATCCTTCAGGGTAACGTGGCAGCACTGCCGGACTCAAGCCACACCAAGAGCCTTCTGATCGCCTCCATTCAGGAGATCGAGCAACTGAGGAATGAGCGGCAGTTCTGGCTCAGGTCAGGCTTTGACATCGGCAAGCAAGATGCAGTCAAAGAATAAGAAGGCACCCACCGTTGCGGAGCGGGAGCACATCACGCGGATCAAGGAAATGGACTGCGTGGTGTGTGGTGCATCAGGCCCGAGCGAGTGCCACGAGATCGAGCAGGGCCAGTGGTTCACCAGCATGCCCCTGTGTGCAGACTGCCACCGGGGCAGCCTCAACGGAATCCATGGACAGAAGCGGATGTGGGCCGTGCGCAAGATGGACGAGCTATCAGCGCTCAACGAGACCATCCGTCTGGTGATGGAAAACATGTAACCAAGTAACCGATTATCGGAAAGTGCAGACTTTCAATCTACACTTTCCGAAAAGCAATCTCCACGCTTTGATTGCCGCTTGTAACCGAGTTACTCCTTCATGGCCTCAACCCGGGCGTTGAAGGCCTGCATCTTCTTGGTGATCATGGCCTCCACCTGCTTGATCGACTCACGAGGCGCGTCACGCTCAAGCAGTTGCTCTTTGCGCTTTCGCAGCTTCTGAATGTCAGAGTAGGTGTTGCGGGCCAATGGCGCAAGGCGTGCCTCTGGGTTGTCCTTCAGGTAGTCAGCAACGGGCTGCCTGCTCTCGCGGCGACCCTTGATCTCGTTCTCGTGCTCATTGAGCTCAGTCAAGTTCTTGTAAAACCGACTGGACTCAGCAGCGGAGCTCTTGGTCTCGCCGTAGAAGCGGCCCACCACGGGAATCTTGTAGGGCGGCAGCTCTTCACCGGTTGCCGTCTTTGTGATGGTCTGCTCAACCTTCAGTGCCTCACGGCCAAGGCCACCCGTCACTTGGCCAATCAGGTAGTCGATCTGGTCCGGCGTGGGGCTCAGGGTGCCGGGCTTGAACTCGGTGCCGCCAGATGCGTAGTTCAGGTACTTCGCCAACTGCGTAGAGAACCAGCTCGCCGTGTCCTTGGCCCGCGTGTAGCCGGGCGTCGGATCGAGGCTGGAGAAGTCCTTGCGTGCAATCGGCTTGCCAGTCCAATCCCGGTTCTCTGTCAGCGCCACGATGGGGTCTGCAAAGGTTGGGGCCAAGGTCTGAGCGGACCAGCCTGCGTTGCCGATGGGGTTGAACGCCTCAAGGTACATGCCGGTCAGCGAAGCAATGCGGTCTGGCGTGTCCTTGAACCCAGACAGCGCCCACTCGGTGATGATGCGGCTTGTGCTTGGGATGACGTGGTAGCCCAATGGCATTGGGAACGTCAGGTACTTGTCACCGCCGATGGGCAGGATCAAGTTGCGCTCACGCACGAACTCTGGGGGTTCCTCGTCGTCAAACCCGGCAGCGGCCAGCAGCGCGGCCTGCATCGTGCCCAGCAGCAAACCGCCGGCCATGATCTTCTTGCCAGCAGGGCCACGCAGGGTCTGAGCCAAGCGAGTCGTACCCTGTACGGCAGCGTTGAAGAAGGCGTACAGCGCACCAGCTTGAACGGCGATCTGGCCCTTGCGGTTGAAGTTCACCGTAAGGTTCTTGGCAATGGAGGCAGCTTCCTGCTTGTCGATGCCGCGATCCAGCGCCGCTTTGTAGGCGGACAAGCGGACGGCGTTTTCCATCGAGTCGTTGTAGTCGCTCAGCCAATTCAGCATGCCACGGCCAGCGGATTTCAGCTTGCCTTCGGTGACCATTTTCAGCTCTTTCTCAAGAGCCTCTGCGCGTTCCTGCGAGCGGCTGAACTGATCTCGGAAACCTGTCTGGCCACCCTCTTCTTGGAACTCATTCCACAGCGTGGCCCATGGTGTGCTCACCGTGGTGCCGTCGCGCTCAGCACGCAAGGCGGAGTAGATGCCCTTCAGAGCAGGCAGAGTGCCCGCCACAACGGCTTTTCTATCCTTGGCAAGGGGTGTGTCGCTCAACTGCAGCGTAGCGCCTTGTACGTCGCGCAAGAAGTTGTAGGCGCCGAAGATCGGGTTGTATTGCGTGTTGACCGAAGCGAACCAGCGGGTGATCTTTGACAGGTTGCCAAGGATCGGGCCAAGCTGATCTGCGTCCAAGTTCTTGAGCGAAGAAATCATCCTCTTCGAGCGAGGATTGTTTGGGTTGAAGAACACGTACCGATCACGCCCATTGAAGCGCATCGACATCACGTTCTCGTTGTTGCGCAGCGTTGCGTTGATGCGCTCGACCACCTGACCGCTGCTCTTGTCCACAGCCTTCTGACGTGGCTCCTTCATCAGGAAGTCCAAGTCTTGCTGCGACAGGCCGAAGCTCAGAAGGTCTTGCGCGGCAGAAGGATCAATCTCTGCCATCGGGTCAATCGGCAGCCAGAAGTCAGGGTTGGGACTCTGCAGGGCCAAACCGAACATGGCCTGCGCCACGCGGTTCTTCTCGGCCTTGATGATGGCACGCTCTCGCTGCAAGGCGCTATTGGCAAGAATGTTGACAACATCTTTTTCTGAGCCCGTTGCCGACCGAGAGAATTTTCCGCGCACATCGAAACCTTGTCCGGTGCCAAGTCCGCCAGCGGTGTAGGCGTAGTCCAGCTTTGCCTCGTCTCGCTTGAGTGGAACATAGAATGGAAATGTTTTCTCCCACTGATTAATCGTTTGGCGAGTCTCATAACCGCTGCTTACCAAAACCTCGCGAGTGGCCTTATTGATGGCATCCATCTTCTTGGCCAGCGCCTCAAAGTCAGTCTTCTGCTGTGGCGTCAGGCCAGCGAGGTAAGCGCGAGCATCTGCGGTGTCAATACCGGAGCCGCCATCAGACATGCCACCGATCTTGGCAACGTGCTTGTTGTAGTCCTCGGCATGACGGTTGTGCAGGTACTCCTCAAAGTCCTTGATGTTCACGCCGCGTGTGCTCATGTCTTGCATGAGAGGGCGCAATTCTTTCTTGAGAAAGTCTGCGGTCTGCTTTGCGGTGCGACCGTGGAACAGCTCTTCCTGCAGGTACGGATTCCACTTGGCCATGATCTTGCCAGCGGAAGCGGAGATGGCGTCCACCACGCGCTTGGTGTCGATCATCTTGTTCTGCAGGGAATAGATGATGTCATCCTTGTTGGTTTCGCCGTACAGCTTGGTGTCATTGGGCGTGGTCCACTGCGCGAGCACGGGCTGGCCCTTGATGTTCTGACGGCTGTAGCGGATGTCGGCCTTCTTGGGATCGTAGGTGCCCACATTGCCGGTGGCGGATTTGATCTGAGTGGGTTCAAAGGCAACAATCTCTCCATCCCCTTTGCCAGTCTTGTCCATGAATCCATCAAAGCCTTTTGATTTCATCATTTCCGTCCAAGCCTTGGATGCCTCTTTGTTGCCACCAAGACGCTCAGCATTTGCAGGAATCCATCCGTAAGGGCTCTCTTCAGACTTCCAATTTGAATCGTTAATTACAAATGGATTCTGCAGAGACAAAAATACGGGCATCGTGATGTTTCCGTATGTGTCGCCCTGTAGCGGGAAAGGCATGAAATAAAAGCCTTGGCCAGCGTATCCGTAGTCGCTTGATCCAATCTTTTCTTTGTCGAATGCTTTGATGTCTGCTCTTGTCTTGTGGTACACCACCGCTGGATTTCCATCGGCATCCACCACCTTGCTGTCACCAAACCAGCGGTCAAATGCCGCCGAGCCGGGGCCGGTCTTTGGAGCTTCGCCACGCATGGCGGAAGGCTTACCGCCCATGGAGTCGGCGCGAATATCAGACATCAGTACACCCACATCGGATGTGTACGTGGTCTTTACGTTGCGCGGATCATCGAGTCGAGCATAGGAGAAAACAAAGGCGTCCTCGTCATCCGTGGCATCCGGGTCTTCTTCTTTGCTGACGCCGAAATACTCGCCATCGACATTTGCGATGTAGTCCCAGTCTTGCCACAGGCTGAATGAGTTGCTGTCTGTGACGCGCTTGAGCTTGTCGCTAGGCTTCTTCAGCAGCTTCTTTGCTTCGTACAAGTTGTAAGCCTCAGAGCCACCGGGAACCTGCCCAACCTCCATGTTGTCGCGCACATCCTCATCCATGGCAGCGATGGCTCCGGCGTCCTTGTAAATCTGATTACCGGCTCCAGCATCCCTTGCGGCAGCAGGCTTACCTTCGGTGGTGCGACCCTTGCCGCTCTCCACAAAGGCGCGAGCAGGCAGGATGTACTTCTGGATGATGTCGGCATCGGACATCTTGATGTTGAAGCCAAGGCTGCGCAGGAAGTCCCTGATGATGACCAACGCACGCTTGACGAAAGGCAGGCCCGGCTTGGTCTGAGCCATGACGGCCAGCACCTCCTCGGCAGCTTCCAGCATGTCCTTGTCGCTCTTCGGATCAAGGCCATACTGCTCAGCTTTGCCCTCCACCTCGGCACGGCGATTCTTAATCACATCGCGCAGCACGGCTTCCATCTTTGGACCGAACACGCCACGCAGACCGAAGTGGCCAAGTGCCTCGTGCATCAAAGCCTCAACAGCATCGTTGGTTGAGCCAATAGAGTCAGCAATGATGTATGCCTTGCCCTTGTAGTAGAAGCCCTGTGGGCTGCCCTTTGCGCCCTTGGCAACGGCCTCCCTGTTGTGGTCGCGCACCTCTTGCGGGATGACGGGATCGTCCATGCTCTCAGCAACGACCACCTCGGGCGCATTGGCCCAGCGAGACTTCACTGCATCAACGATGTCCTGCACGGCCTGTTTGCCAATGCCGATCTTGCCGGTGGCTCGCTTGTAGCGGATGTCGCCAACAGTTTCGGCCACAGCCTGATCACCAGCAGCACGCTCAACAGTCGCAGCTTCGCCGGGCTCGATGCCAGAAACTTCAGCCTGCACAACGGCGGGTTCTTTTACAGCCGCCACATCACTTTCTAGGGCCGAAATTGCATCATCCTGACCGCGACGAGCAACCTGCACATCAAATGTTGGTGTTTGCTTGTCGGCGCTCAGCATATCGCGCAGCTTGTTGGAGGCATTTTGAGAATCAAAATTGCTCATGCCAACACGCTCATCTGGAGGCAAGAATGAATCCAACTCACCAGCGTCAACCAAATCCTCAAGCGACGAGCCTGTTTTTCCTTTCGGAGCAACGAGGCTTTCATAGCCTCGGCCACGACGACCACCAATATCACTGACGGCATCAATTGAAAGCTTGCCCTTCAGAGCGTCCATCAGTGTGCCGCTCTTGGATTCTTTGGAGCGAGCAAACTTACGACGATCCATTTCGGCCTGCTCAAGCCGATCCTCTTCGGGTGTCTTGTAGGGCTTGCCAAAAGTCGCTCTTTTTTCTTTTGTGAGAGCGCTGGCTTCTTCGCGGCTCAACTCTTGACCGGGAAGCGTTGGCGCTTGCAGATCAGCCAGTGCTTCGTTGCCAAAAATAACGTCACGACTCTCCATCTCAGGAATTGGCTCTTGAGCAAAAATGCTTTGCTTCGCCATCTTCGCTTCAGAAGCGGCTTGTCTTTCTTGGTCTTTCTTTGCTTTCTCTGTTGCGGCCAATTCCTTTTTCATGCGGTTCACATCGTCCAAAACAATCGAGTCAAGACGCTCGTTAATTCTGGAAATCATTTGTGCAGATTGAGGAGTTTTTGGCTCGGCCTCTAAGCGCCGCTTTTCAGCAAGCAAGAAGGGGTAGTTATCCACTAGAGGAATCTCAGCTTTGGCTTCCTGCTCTTCGCGCTTTGTGCGCAGCATGGTAGCCAACTCACCGCCAGCGGGGGCACCCGTCATGGCTTGAGACAATCCGGCAGGCGCGGGCAAACGAGCAGCCTTGGCCTCAGCTTCGGCGGCTTTCTTTTCATCAGCGGCCCGTTTGGCAGCGGCCTCTTCTTCCAGTCGAGCAGCTTCGGTAAACCTCTCTCGGCCAGCCGAAACCAACGGGGACTCAATGCCACCAAGACGTGCGATGCGGGCCTTCTCTTCTTGAGAGGCGACACGCGCCAAACGCTGCTCCTCTTTTTTCTCAGCAGCCTCACGCTCAGCGCGGCGCTCAGCCGCACCTGTCATCAAGCCAGCGTCACGGTCTGTGCGCAAGATGTTTTGCTTATCAAGCTCACCCTCAGGAAAGACGCGAGCACGACGCATCTCTTCAACACGAGCATCCTCTTCTGCTATACGACGGCTGGCAATCAGGTCTTCCATGCCACCTTCACCGGGGCGCTTGGCAAGAAGAGTGGCCATGTCTGTGCCAGTCAAAGATGGTGCAGGCGCATAAGGTTTTTCACCTTCTTGTGGAGCGTACTTTTTCTGGAATTGCGATTCTTCGTACTGCGCCAAGTCTTCGCGGGTCATGGCGACCGAGCCATCAGGCAGAGCCACAGGGGTGAACACGCCCTCAGAGCCAAGCGCCAACGGAGGAATCGCGGCCTTCTCGGCAGCTTCAGCCTCAATTCGGGCACGCTCCGCATCGGCCAAGCGTTTTGCTTCAGCCTGCTCGGCGGCTGCCCGGGCCTTGTCCTCTTCTTCCAGAATGCGCTTAGCCTCTGCGCGAGCCTGACTGCGAGCACTCGACTCAAAAGCGCCACCGGCAACACCAAGGCCAGCACCGGCCAAGCCTTCAAGCGCACCAGCACCAGCCACGCCACGCATGGTGGGCACATCAAAGCCCTCGCGCTGCAGAGCAATGTTCTGGGCGAGCTGCTCCTGACTGCCTTGCGCGATCTCGGGAAGACCTTCCAGCGCAGCCTTGCCCGTCAGGTTCTTGGCCGTCTGGAGA